AAATTCAAAGGGTACTGTAAAACTTGTTTGGGTTGCACCCTGCGCTACTGTGTAAGAAATACGTGGTGAATTGTCTGCTATGTTAATTGTCATATCAAATCCTCATTTGAGCATAGAATATAAATCAATTAAGAAAGCTGCAACGCACAAAAAACAATTCTATCCGCACAATTAAAAAGAACGAGAAAGACCTAATGAAAAAGAGTTCATCTCATCTTTCCACAACCAAAGCCTAGCAAAAGGTAAATTCCTAGTAAAATCTTTAGCACCTTCTCCATAATCTCCATTAAGAAAATCAATAGCAGGATTAATTGTTAAATCAGTCGTTATGCTTGGACCTGCGCCCATAATGCCAGTAAACGCTGCAATTGCATCTGGGTCTTGAGGAAACTTAGCAGACACTAATCCCTCCATATAATTGCCATGCCCAAGAGCCATTGAAGTAGAAATAGATGTATACATTAAATCAGAATAAAGAGCTAACAATCCACTTTGATCAAAAGCCCTAGTAAATTTATCAGAAGTGTCCATGTCTTCCCAAGCAAAATCTGGTGTTTTAATTTTTACTGCAAGATAGCCAAGACCCATTGCAGCAAAAACACCCGACATTCTGTTTTTAATTTGATTTTGAGAATAAGCGCCAGTTACTTTATTCATTGCAGCAAAAGAATAACTCATAAACTGAAATGGTAAGCCAAGCAAACCAGATTCAATTTTAGAATAACCTTTTACAATAGAATCTTCTTGATAACCAAATGTTTTTGCAATCCTATGAGGTATATAAACTACACCATCTGTAATAATAGGTTTATCAGCAGGAGTGCCCATCATTACTGTATTTAGTATACCGCTTGATAGTGCGCTTCTAAAAGTTTCTGTAGCTTCGGCATCTGTCCATTCAGTAGTATTTGCTAAAAGTAACTCTCTTCCAGATTTTTGATATGGCATCTTAGATATACGTTTTGCCATTTGTTTATCAATATTATATCTAGCCAAATAAGTTACATCTTTATTACTTATTGAGTCATTATTTGCTAATTTTAATGAGAGCTTGATTAAAGTGTGACCTCTAACAATACTGTCTAGTTCTTTAGCAACAACAGTCATTGGCCCTAATAAGTTTGCAATACTATATACATTTCTTGCAACATCCCAAACACCATTTTGCATAGGATTATTACTCATGTGTTCTGTCATACGCAAATGAGAACTACCAACCATAATATCTAAACCTTCTCCTGCGGCTTCTCTATCTGCTTTGGTAAGTTTCATAGCATTTTCGTCTAGTATTGAAGTTAAGCCCTTAACGACATCACCAATTTCATGCTCCATAATAATTCTAGAAAAATCAGGAATAGCTGAAAATCCTGCTGCGCCTAAATAATTTAAGTAAGCAAAATCTTTCATAACATTTACTACTTGATTATCCCATCGACTAGGGTCGCTCATAGGAGAACCAACAATCCTGTCATACATAGACTTAAAGTCTTTTCTAAAAACATTAATGTCTTTTTGAGATTTACCTTCTATAAGCATATCTTCTTCAAGATCTTCAAGAACATCTGCAATTCCTCGACGACCAAATTCTTTGTAAAATTGATAAACACCTGCGGTTTTATGGGCATAAGTTCTCATAATAGCCATAGGGTCTTGAACAATAAAATCATAAACAAGTTTATTAGGTATATCTAACTCTCTATGACGAAGATGTTTTGATTTACCGTAACCATAAGAAACAACTTCTGGGTCGGCTACATCTTTAATGCCAAGAATATTATCAACAGTTTGCCTAGCCCTTTCTAAAACACTATCTGGGTCTGGATCTAAATCTTGACGAACATACTTTCCATTTACTTTTGCATAAACATACGGATGTTTTGAATACCAGTTAGCTATGATTTGTTCTAATCTTGCTCTGTCCTTTTTGATTGCAGCCATGTTCCAATACCTAGGCATAAAAACATCTTCATTCGCAGGTTTTAAATCATAATCTTCTAAGGTTTTTATTGTAAGCTCGTTCTCTTCTATTTGCTCTTTTAATCTGCTAATTTTATTTTTATAAAAAGTTTTAAGTTTTTTACTTTTGTATTTGGCCTCCTTTAGTTTAAGCACATCAATTTTTTTCTTTAGAATATCTATATCATCTGATAATTTACTAGAAGAGCCAAGCAAACCTATATCTTCTAATCTATCTTCCCAAGACTTGTAAAAATCATTCATAGATTGAATAGCTTGATTTTCATAATCACTAGAACCTTTTATACCATTTATTCTTTTTTCATTAGCTTGCTTAAGAAAGTCGTTATAAGTTCTAGACTTATCAGTTCCAGTAAACTTACCTTTTATTTTTGATCCATGCTCAATAACGTCTGTAAAGTTTATTCCTAATTTTACTTTTGGTGTTTCACCAATACTTTCACCCCAAAGCCTTTTTAGCACAGCGTCAGTTTGAACCCATTCGGCTTCCATTAACTTTGCTTTTTGATAGACAGATGGCCCAACAACCTTACCAAGCCTGTTTGCAGCCAAAGCTAGTCCACTATCATTTGCTAACTTTAACATTGATTTCTTTGCAGATTGACTGATGTTAGACTGAAGAACGCGTTTAAATGGTGTAGTAACAAACTTAAAAAATGGACTGTCTATAAATATATTAGAGTCTAAGCTATAGGGATCATTAACGCCTTTAATCTGCGCATCTTCAAATGATCTAATGCTTCGTTCTTTTTTTAATTCATTAAGTATTTCAGAGGATTCTTGTTGAGCTTTGTTAAAAGAAATTCTTTTTGATTTTAAAGCATCTAACTCTTTCTCAAATCCTACTCTTTCAGCTATTGAAATGTCTTGCTTCATAGCATTGTTAAAATCTAATTCAGCTTTATTAATCTCAGCATCAATAGGTAGTATATTTTCTTCTATACCAAATAATTCTTTTTCTTCTTTTTTAATGTAGTCAATCATATCTTGTTGTTTAAGACCACCATATTTCCTATCTTCTCTATTAAGTTTACTACCAAGATCATTAGCGGTTATATTACCTGCATCTTCAGATATATCTAAAGCTTCCATAAACTCTTTGTGAGTTTGCTCATGCTGTTGAAAAGCTAAAGCTCTTTTAGTTAAGGGTATACTTGTTGCTCCAGAAATCATACTGCCGAAAACAGTAGTGGCTGCAATATTTAATCCTGCTTCTACACCTGTTGCAGTAGGGTCAGTTATTAACCGAGGCACTTCAATTGCGGCCTGAGTAAGACCTGCGGCTGCACCACCTCTAGCTAACGATCTAGCAATACCAACAGTAGGACCACCAAAAGGTAAAGCAATAAGATTAACAGGGTCAACAAGACCTGCTGCTAAATTTTGTATTAAGCTTGCTTGAGCTAATACTTCTCTAGATTCATTACGCTCATTTATTTGATTTTTAAGAATACTCATGTGATCTTTGTTCTTTGCAAAAACAAGAGAGTCAAAGTAATCTTCATAGCCTTCTATATCTTCTAGTGGATTGTATTCTAAATCCATATCAAGATGTTTAAACTTTGACTCATTTCTGATTGAGTCTATGATTCCACCATAGCTATAATCTAATTGAGCTTTTACTGTATCCCATGTTGTTGGGTTATATTCATACTCTTCAACAGCAACTTCTGGTAAAGTTGTTAAAGGAGCAATTGCATATTTTAAATCAACAACCATATTTAATTACCCATTGGCAAGAACTCTGAGCCAGCAGGTGCAACGCCAGTAGGTGTAGTTCCTGTTCCTGTTACACCAACATCAGCCCTTTCTGCTACAGAGGCTCTAAGATCAAATATTTCTTCTTTAGTCGGTAGCTCATTAAATTCTTTTACAAAAAGTTCTTCTGCTTTTTGAATTACATCTGGCTCCGCACTGCTAAACATAAATGGTATTGATGTTGTAGGATCAATAACAGCTCTTAAAGCACCACTTGCTTGCTCTACAAGAATGTAATTAACTATACCTGATGATGATGGTATAGGCATTAAGTAAGCTCTATTTTTTATATTAGAATTAGAAATAGTTTTTGAGATTGTATTCGTCTTTTTTGCTGACAGAATAATTTCTGTATTAACTTTATTTACGAAATAAGTTTTTAACTCTTCATTACCTTTAAAAACAGCATCCAAAGAAAACTTTGATCTATCACCAGTAGAATGATTAAAATCAAGCATATAACCTTCACTTGGCAAAAATGCTTTTTCATAAAACGCTCTTATAGCAGTAGCTAACTCTCCTTTTTTCTGCTCTGTTGCATATAAGTATTTAACTAATGGAGTAAGCATTTTAGTTGCTTCTGCATTATTGGCAGCTTCTGGAATTTCTGACAAAATAAATTGTTTTATACTGCCACCTAAATTTTCTTTTCGAGTTGTTGCTACAGATGGATCATCTGCTTGATTAAGCTGTTGATATATTACAGATATATCTGCATTAGCAGATTGAGCTACTAATCTTATTGCCTCAAGTCTACCTTGAGTATCATTACTTAAGTCAGTATTTTGCCACATATTAGCATAACCTCTTTCACGAGGTTGATTTGCAAAATGAGAATAAAAAGCTAATAAATTTCTAGCTTCCTCATCACTCATATCAGATGTTCCATTAGCTATTCTGTTAAGATCTTCAGCCATGCTTTCAGGAATAACACCAGACTCTATCGCTCTATACAAAAGCTTTGTTGCAGGGTTTCTGTTATTTATTATTTCATTACTTCTAAAATAATTTATATCATTATTTGTTTGTTGAAGAATTACTTCTTCTACATATTCTCTATTTGTTACGGAGTCTTTTATTGAAGAGCCATTATACAAAGATCTATTTATGTCTGCTTTTTCTTTTCGAATTTTTTGTTTAGACTCTTTTACAGATAATCTACTTGTCATTTGTACAAGTCTTGACTCAACAGCAAATCCATCAGAACCTATAGTTTTAGCTCTATCAACCATATCTATTACTTCTTGTGGAACATCTTCTTTATCATTTGGGTTAGCAGCATAAGCAGCAGCAGTAGCCATAGCAGAAGAGTTCATACCTAACTTTGTAGCTTCTTTGCCCATAAAAACACTAGCAGCAGCATCTCTTGCTCTATTTGTATATGCAGATTTTTGTGTAGCACTAAGAAAATCAAAACCTCTAACCTTTCCTTCAAACTCAGAAAGAAGCTCAGAAGCTGTAACAAAACTAGAAGATTGTAAAATATTTTTTATATAACCATTAGACAACTCTTGCTCAAATAAACTTCTTTCAGACCTAAATTTTTCTGAATTTCTACTGTCTACATTAGAATATTTTGTAGATAATGCTGTGAGCATACCGCGATGCTCTATAGTTGTAATGTCCTTTAAGGCATTAGCAATACCTCTAGACTTACCAGTTAAAATTCCTGCATCTCTATCAATAATAATTTTATTTATAATATCTTCTCTATCATTTGGAGAGCCTTCTATATTATCATATAATTCTATTATAAGCTTAGTAGCGTATGCTTCTCTTATAACTTCTCTTTGTCTTAAAAATTCTGGTTCACCTAAATCTAATTCTTTTACTTTATCTAATAAAATTTGAGTGTCGGCTGTAAATCTTCCTGCAATATTTTCTTTTGCAGTTTGTGGATCAAACTCATCAAAATCATCTACAACAGCTTCAACATCATTTACATTATCAGTAACAAATCTTTCTATTTCTATTCTTCTTGAATATCGAATAGCATTTATATCTCTTTGAAAGTTATTCTCTTCTATAGCAGAGGATTGATTAGCATATGTAGCAACACCTGCTAAAGCTTCAAAGTCTAGTGTTTTTACAAGCTCACCATTACCTGCATCTACATCTTGCATCATGTATTTTGTAATGTCGTTATAGATAGCTAACTCTGCCTCATCTAAATCCGTAGTATCTTGAACCTGTATTGCATCAGCAATCCTAGATGCGCTTTCTCTACCTATTTTGCTAAACTCTCTATCGATAACACCTTCAGCATGAGATATAGAAGTAATCTGCCTCCATTTATCTATAGTGCCTCTATCAACAAGAGCACCCTCTTCTAAGTCAGCGATGCTAGCCTTAACAGAATCAATGAGACCAGAAACATCTTTGCCTTCTTTTGAATGTTGCCTAATTAAATCTAATCTACCTGCATTTTTCTGAAGAACTTCACTTGCAGTTTTAGCTCTTTCTCTTCTATTTTGTTCCTGCATCATGTTTAGCTTAGTAGCTGTAACATATTGAACACCAGTATCAGCAATATAATTTGTGTATGAAGTGGCTCTACCATTTTGTTCTGAAGATCTAAGCATACCATCAAGATATGTATTCATTTCTCTTTCATATGCTTGGAAAGCATTAGGATCATTTTCATACTTAATAGCAACTTCAGACGCTTTAGTTTTTATTTCGCTTTCTATTGAGAACTGAAATCTTTCAGCGACAGCTTTTTCATAAGCTTCTGAACCAGTTCTGCCAATAAACCTATTGTCACCAATCCAATCCAAAGCTTCTGGTTTACCAGTCTTAGGATTAATTGTAGTAATTTTTTCTATATCAAGCTCTTGAGCCTTTTGAGCTCCACTTATTGCAGCCTGTCTACCCATTTCACCAATAGCTAGTTGAGTAAGTTTATCAGTAGCATTAGCTAACCTTCTATATCTTTCAGCATCACCGCCTCTAGAGTTAACAACTCCTATTGGCCCTATACTGCCTACCTGTCTTTTTTCCCTAATTATTGGCATAACTTATTCCTTTGGGGTTATGTCTATATTTTTTAGCAAGCCAGATAGATTGCTTAATAAGTTTATATTAGCCTCTGTTCGTATTCCTGCGGCAGCGCCCTGTCCATATTTATAATCTATAGCAGCAGCCGTTGCATACTTAGCAGATTGCAGATTAGACATACGCTCTAAATCGCCAAGATCTTCAGCAACAGTTTCTCTATTCTTTTTTAGAAAGGCTTGTACAGATCTGTCTTCTCTTCCCATTGCGCTAAACATAGCAATGTTCTGAGACTCAGCTACTTTCATTTCTTCAAGCCTACGATTGCCCTGACTTATAGCTTGAGCTTTTGCTAGAAAAAGTTCGTTAACTTTTTGCCTAGCATCAAAGACACCAAGCTCTGCTCTTCTTGCAGCTTCTGCCTTTTGATAGTCATATGTTTTTTTTGCACTTGCAAAGCCAAGCACAGTAGTAAAAATACTTAAGGGATTCATCAGAAAGATACCTACGCGACTAAACCATTAACTTGTATAAACATAGGTGCAGTTTGAGTTACTGTAATCTGAGGGTCTTTGTTATATCCCAATAAATAAAACTCCCTTTTCCCTGTAACTGCTTGCCTTGGTAGGCTAAAATCATTGTTTACTTTTCTTATTATTAACTTCTTGTTATTTACTGAAACAGAAAGAGTCTCAGATAAATCTAGTATTACCCTAGATAAACTTCTAGGTTGCCCTGTTTCTGGGCCAATAGCAGTATTAACATCTATTGGATTAGTCTTTAACTCTACATCAAACCCAAATCCTACCTGACAGCTTGTGAGAGAGGCGTCTACAGCCGAAACGTCCACCTTGCCATTAGCTACTGTAAATTTACCTAAGTAGTCTGTAGAGCTTATTACATCGACCTCTGCACCATTCTCAAAAAAATTAGATACAGTAAAGACTCCTGCCGTTCCTGTATATGTATTCCCAATATCTAAACTTACATTTTGATTTAACTCAGTAAATACAAAACTCTTTGTACCTGATCCAAGATTAGTCTTAATAACAGCAAAGACACGATTACCAATAGCAGTAACAGAATGAAACGAACCGTCAGTTTCAAATCTTGTCCACCCTGCAACACCTTCAATTCTATTTAAATTGTATACAGCAATTTCACCAGTAAAGTTTTGAGCAAAAACAAATGACTCAGCTGTGTTTACCGCGCCACTAATCACACACATTTGAACAGGGTCGCTTATTAAATGAGAAGAAAGCAATGAAATAGGATCAGCCTTATAAGCTTGTTGACTATCATCAAATACAAACTGACGTATCATCTTGCCACCAATCTGACCAAAGATTGTAGCACCATAAAAAGGTTGAGGTCTTACAAAAGTAGAACCAAAAGATGTTTGTCTTTTGACCCTAGCATTTGTTGGAGTAATAGGTTGGTTCTCAAATGTAGGAATAAAAAACTCAGAACCTGCGGTAAAGATATGTATGTCTCTATTAGAAACAAAGTGACGTATAGTAGCCACCTCACCAATACTCATTACTAACTCTAAGCCATCATCGTCAGCAGCTTCTCCAATATCGAAGTTGTAAAATAAACCAGACTTACTTGCCCAAACAGTATCAGGTTGTGATAGCGTACCACCAAACCACAATCTATTTTCATGGAAGCCGACAGCAGCAGGATAACCACGTAATGAAGAATATGATTGCTCCATCCACTGTTGAGTTGCAGCATGTGTTACTATCTGCAAAAATCCACCGCCATCTTCAGATGTATTAGCAGATGAACCTGCTGTAACAATATATCTGTTTTCGTCTAAGACACTTGCAATACTTCTAGTGCCATTAATCTGTGAAGCATTTATACCGCCAACAGCAGAAGCATTTCTTATTGTAATGCTATCATTTGTAGTCATTCCGTGATTAATATGAGTAATTTCTAAATTACCAGAGCCATCAGTTGTTCTAATAGAATTAGGATCAAGCTCTACAAAAAGCTCATCAACAACTCTACCAGTAGCAGATGTAGCAGATTGAACAGATGTTATATATATCTCAGCGTCATGATACAGCAGTGTTATACCTACATGCTTAGAGTCAGGATAGTTACCACCAGATTGACTTCCTGTTATATCAAAATAAGCAGCACTTGTTGTTAGTGTAATAGAAGTACCAGTTGTAGCAGAAGGATCTAGTGTCATACCAGTTGCTTGGAAATGATAATATGGCTGATAAATCTTAGCGCCACCTGCTTGAAGTTGAAAGTTAAACTGCTCTACTTGGAAACTATTCAAACCAGTTCTTATAATCTGTTGACACATAAAGGTATTATGACAAAGAAATAATACATCTCCACCTTGGGCATAAGTCATTTCATGCAGATAGGCTTGATCCCACTGCAATGTATTTGAATCAATATCTTGCGTAAGTGTAGTTGCTAAACTCAATGCACCAGTAACAGGGTTAATAAAAAATATTTCACACTTCTGATGCGAGAAAGCTATTACATATTGCTCATCATCTGAGAAAACAAAAGGTATTAATCTTACTTGCTGCCTTATAGATGTATCTTCAGTTACCGAAGTAAAGTCATGCAAAGCTTGAAAGCCACCACGTTTAGCTACGCCACCTTCTGTTCTTATAAAAAAGTTCTTAACACTTTGAGCAGATGAGTTATAAATTGGAGAATCCGTCCTTGCTACCAAAGACGGACTAATTTCACCATACTGAAAGTTTGTTATAGGTATTCTAGCCTTTTGCATTTAGCTTCGCCTGTTAGTAATAAACCTTGATGTTACAACCTTACGAGTTGTCTGTTGTTGAGAATCTGTTGACCTAGCTTTAGCCATAAGAAACTCATACTGGGTAGACATTAAGTTAGATAAAGAAGTGTCTCTTATTAATGCGGTAGCAAAAACAACAGCCATTGCATACTCTACGCATACAGAGAAATAAGAAGGCCAATCAACCTCATTAGCTCTATAAGTAAAATCCGCTATAAGAACATCAGCAGGATCGGCATCACAAAAAACCTTATCACCATAAACATTGTATTCAATTTGGAGATCTCTTACCGTAACAGCATGAAGAAATAAATAATCAGGCAGTTGATAAGCAGAGTCAAATCTACCAGTAGGTGCTTCACTTAACCTATTTAATATAGCTTGATTTGTTGCAAACCTCCAACGTGTAGAAGTAAGATTAGTTCTTGCAATATCTTCGTACATGTTACCTGCAATCAAAGCTTCAGATGTATCATCATCAAAAGAAGTAATAGGCTCTGCACCAATTAAGATGAGAGCTCGGCTACATATATCAATTGCACTATTTGCAGGAGTACTTACCATTGTGAACCTCTATGAAAAGAGGGGGGCTTTCGCCCCCACTCTATTAGTCGCTGTCGGTTACAGTAATAGCTGTACCATCAGCAATATCTACTACCGAACCTGTGTTCGATAATACTAATGATACGCTGAGAGTAGGAGCATCGCTGTCTAGTACAAAAATAGCGTCACCAACATTTAACATGCTAGCAGCGTTATTAAAATAACCAGAAGCGCGAACCGCTGTCATGGCGTCGGTTGAGTCATAAAACCAAAGGCTATGACCACCACCCCCTGCCATACGAGTTAGACCAGATGCGGAAAAAGCCATTTATAAGTCCTCCTCTTAGTTATTGTCTAGGACTTCGTAGATACCGTTATCATCGATAGCTACCGCGCCCATTGACATCATTGATGTTGCTAAGTGAGATACTTTCTCAGCAACATAGTTTACTTCAGTTTGAACATCAGAGTTCACACCAATACCTACAGCACTTGTATGGTAAGCAAAGTTTTTACCACCTGCTACAGCAGACGTTGAGAAGATCTTGAAACCCAAGAACTCTTTCATTGTCATACCACCTGCAAAAGGTAAGTTTTGCGGACCAACAAAGTCTGATGATGCAAACTCATTGATTGCAAACAAATCAGCATAACCTGCTGGAGACATCGCAAGATAACGTTGTCCGTCTTCTGGAACATCTGCCGTACCCATTGTTTCAAACAATGATAGAAGATCTGCTTTTTCTAGAGCAGAACTAGCATCATGTATTTGAGTAGAGTTAGCACCTGCATCCATTGCAGTAATGATTAGCTCATCTGTTTTTCTACCAAGAGCAGCAGCAGCGGATTGTGCTACAGCTTGTCGCTCGTTGATATTTGTTTTCAACTCATCAAGCTTGTCGATAAATTCAGCAGCATAGAAGTCACTCATTGATACTTCTACATTGGTGTGTACTAACTCCATAGGAGTTACATTACCGTTGCGAGATTTTGTTGAAGCTGTTCCAGTGCCTATTTTCTGGAATCTTGCAGTTGAACCTGACACATTTGTAGAGCGAATAGTATTCCGTAGCTTGGAACCCATACGCTGATACGCCATGTGAACTTCAGTTTCAAACTGCTTTATAAAGGCTTGGTCTATTGTATTAGCCATTTTTACAGTCCTAAATTGAGTTTCCGATTGCTACGAGTATCCACGCTCACATGTCAATTCGGGTATCCATTAGGGCCGATCAATGCACTATGGGTCGTAATGATTTATTATTAACATCATAATTCTCAAAATTGCAACGCACAAATTCAACAAACTTATTATCTGCGCTCATTTCTACAGGCTCAAACCCAAGCCAACATGCCCAATTTAGCATATGTTCGTTCTTAGAAAGTATAGTCATACTAATAACAGGATGGACTTTATCAAACATATTTAACAAAGACTTAGACATCTTTGCTACCAATACAACATTATGGTCAAGGTTATTTGCAAATATTGCAAACATGTGTGGGACTTCTTCAGAAAGATCTAAACCACTAACAAAAACTATATCACCATTACCATTGCGACATACATAAACCTCTGACCCTTCGTACATTTCTTCTATAGATTCTTCAAAAGAATTGTAACCAAAGTCCTTTGTTTCAGCCTTATTCTTAGGATGAACAATATCTATAAATTCCTTTATATGATAATGTTTCATTGGGGTAAGATATGACTTACCCCTTTTAATTATTTTCTTTTCAGCCGTTATAAAGTTTTTGGAAACCATTGTTTACTTCTTGTATAAAGTCATTGTTTCTTCTTGCAGGATGCCAGTATCTTTCGTCCTGCATCATTTCTCTTAAGCCTTGTTCTGTAATTTTTCCAGATGGAGTAGCATCACTTCCTATGGATGGAGACTGTAATTTTTCCATAACAAACTCAAGAGCCATTAGTCCTTCAGCAGTTTCTGTTAACCTTTCAATAGATTCCATATGCTCTTCTGGAAAGAACTGCTTAGAAAATAATGCAGCAGCTTCTATTCTAGCATTAGCATTATCACCAAGTTTTTCTATCTCAGCCTCAGTATCTACCATTTCTCCCTGAGTTGCTTGCATTACTTTATCTATACCTTCTTCAAACTCAGACTGACTAAATCCATAAGTGAAAGCATGATCTGCCCACCATTTCAAAACATCACTATCAATAGTGCTTTCTTCATCCAGATACTCAGGCAACTGATAGTCTCCTGCGGTTTCTGGCCTATCCTTAAAGCTTTCAGTTTCTATTTCTTTTAGCACTTGGTTGCGAATATCTTCGTCTTTATTACCTAATTTAGACTCAAGCTCCTTGTAAGCTTTAGCTAAGTCCTCACCAGACTTATATTTTTCTGGCAACCATTCTGGTCTATCATCTGTTTTAGTTTCCAGATCTTCTGCTACTACAAAATCTCTTTGCTCTTGAGGAGGAAGTTCTGTTGTTGCTTCTGCTTCTTGAACTTGTTCATTCATTATTCTTTACCTTATGTGATCTTTGGACATGACGTTCTATTA